AGTGTGGAAGAAAAAGTGTTAAGGACAGCAGTAGACCATACCCAGCTTGTAGACCAGCAAAGGTAGCAGGTAGAATAAGTAAAGCAGAAGCATCAAAGAAAACAGGGCCAAAGAAAGTTAAATGGTCTGTAACCGCATCAGGTAAGAAAAGAACATGACCACATACTTTTTAGTAGATGATAATAACTTAGTAGCTAACATGGCTATGTATCCTGATGCCTTGGTTCCTTCTGAAATAGCTTCTAATTGGTTATCTACAGAAGAAACAGACATTGGTGGTAAAGTATATAATAGTTCAGATAAAACATTCTCTGCACCAACAGGAGATTTAATAGGGATTGAACCCACAAGTCAATTATAACAAAGGAAGAGACAATGAAGAAGATGAATGACGGTATGAAAGCACTAAAGAAAGAAGCACCAGCCGTAGCCAAAAAGATGGGTTACATGTATGGTGGCATGGCTAAGAAGATGGGCTACGCTAAAGGTGCAATGATGTGTGGAGCATCTAACCCTGCTGAACGTCCAATGAAAAAGGGTAAGTAATGAAGTATTACGAAAAGTATAAAGATGCTTTAGAGAAGTATGGCTATACTGTTGATGCGGAAGGTTCTGTACGAGATGGTATGGGTAACCAAGCAGCAGCAGAGGATCGCTTTGGTAACGTACACTGTAGTGATCCTAATGTAATAGACATATGTAGAGATGCATCTGTAGAAAACACACCACCCAAAAGAGCTAGGAATGAAAAAGGACATCTAATGGCAGACGATCCTTCTACTCCAGAGAATGAAGCTTGGGAAGGTGGCGTAGCTCCTAAGAAGAAGAAAGCAAAAAAGTCATAACGGCTATTCCAACTTAGCACTACTACAACTTTAACATTTGTGTATAACTACCCTTGTACAAACAAGGAGAAAGTACATGAAACAATTACTAAAAAGAATGTGGGATAACCACGTAATCAGACAACAAAAACGTGCAGACTTTAGAATACTACACATGTTGGATGACAAACAACTAAATGATCTAGGCATAGGCAGATCACAAATAAGGAACGTAATTTATGGCAAGGACATTAACTGAAAGACAACAAAGGTTCTTGGATGTATTATTTGATGATGCTGGAGGTGACGTTGTAGCTGCTAAGAAGTTAGCTGGGTATGGCGACAACTCCAGTACAACTTCTATAGTGGAGGCACTTAAAGATGAAATCGCTGAAAAAACTAGGACTTACTTTGCTAGGACTGCCCCGAAAGCTGCTTTCGCGCTTATGGGCGCTTTGCAAGACCCCACTCAGTTGGGTATCAAAGAAAAAATGATTGCTGCCAAGGACGTGCTTGATAGAGCAGGTCTTGGTAAAGTAGACAAAGTAGATGTCACCAGTGGAGGTGGCATTTTTTATTTACCACCTAAAGAAGGTACAAACGAATAATACCTCAAAGAGAATTGGGCTTCTGGCAGTTACCTCTGCCACCCAAAGGACACAACAAAGAATGGCACGTAATAGCTAGGACTACTGTAAAGGTTCCGTTTGGCTATGAAGTAGATCCAAATAACGATAGACTGCTTGTTCCCATAGAACATGAGTTAGATGCATTAGAGCTTGCAAAGCAACACCTAAAGCAGTATAGTTACAGAGCAGTAGCTCAGTGGTTGAGCAAAGAAGCAGACCGATACATATCACACATGGGTCTAAAGAAGAGAATAGAAGTTGAGCAAAGACGTAGAAAAGCATCTGCAATTAAACGTAAGCTTGCCAAGTGGCTCCAAGAGACGCTCTCGCAAATCGAGAAGCTCGAAACACAAGGGGTCGGAGCATACTCAGAAGCCAGCGGAGATAGACGCCCCCCAAACTGAACCTATCCCAGCGCAGGTAGTAGCACCTGAGTATGACGTAGATGAAGCACAGGAAGTTGTCTTTAAACCTAACGAAGGTCCACAAACATCTTTCTTGAGTTCGTCTGAGAGAGAAGTACTATACGGAGGGGCAGCAGGTGGTGGTAAATCATATGCTATGTTAGCAGACCCATTACACGGCCTTAACGATCCACACTTCTCTGGACTCCTTGTACGACACACAACAGAAGAACTAAGGGAACTAATACAGAAGTCACAGGAGTTATACCCACGTGCCATACCAGGAATCAAATGGTCAGAGCGTAAGTCACAGTGGATATCACCTAGAGGTGGAAGACTATGGATGTCATATCTGGACAAAGATACCGATGTCACACGCTACCAAGGACAGGCTTTTAATTGGATTGGATTTGACGAACTTACTCAATGGCCTACACCTTACGCTTGGGATTATATGAGATCACGTCTTCGTAGCGCACACAGCAAACAATTAGGTTTGTATATGAGAGCTACAACAAACCCAGGTGGCGCTGGACATGCTTGGGTCAAGAAGATGTTTATAGATCCTGCACCTGCAGGTAAAGACTTTTGGGCCACAGACATTGAAACAAGTAAAACAATTACATTCCCTAAAGGACACAGCAAGGAAGGTCAGCCTTTATTCAAGCGTAGGTTTATACCTGCATCTCTCTTTGATAACCCATACCTTGCCGAAGAGGGTGACTATGAGGCCATGCTCCTATCACTACCAGAGCATCAGAGGAAGCAACTCCTTGAAGGAAACTGGGATGTCAACGAAGGGGCAGCATTTCCCGAATTTGACAGAACTGCCCACGTTATCGAACACTTTGAAATCCCTAACAGTTGGGTACGCTTTAGGGCTTGCGACTACGGTTATGGTTCCCACACTGGTGTTCTTTGGTTCACTGTTGCTCCTGATGAGCAGCTTATAGTATATAGGGAAATGTATGTATCTAAAGTAACAGCTACAGACTTAGCTGATATGATACTAGAGGCAGAAGCTCAAGACGGTGGTATGAGATACGGTGTGCTTGATAGTTCTTTATGGCACAACCGAGGCGATACTGGGCCATCACTAGCTGAACAGATGAATATGAAGGGTTGCCGTTGGCGTCCTTCTGATCGTTCAAGAGGGTCACGTATCGCAGGAAAAAACGAGATACATAGGCGTTTGAAGGTAGATGACTTTATAGAAAAGCCTATGTTAGTATTTATGAATAACTGTGTAAACACCATAGCACAGATACCAAGCATCCCACTGGACAAAAAGAATCCAGAAGATGTTGACACCAAAGCAGAAGATCACTTGTATGATGCTCTTCGTTATGGTATAATGACTAGACCACGCAGTAGTATATGGGATTACAACCCAGCCAAACAACGATCTGGTTTCCAAGCCAGTGACTCAACATTCGGGTATTAAATATGGCAGAAGAAATGTTTGAAACAGATGATGTCGTTGCAGCAGAAGATGCAGACGATAAAATCTTTAAAGAAAAAGATAGTGTAATTGGCTTTATAAAAGAACGGTACAAAAGGTCTGAAGACTCTAGATATGCTGATGAGCAAAGATGGCTTAGAGCATACAGAAACTACAGAGGCTTGTATGGTAGTGATGTACAATTTACTGACGCAGAGAAGTCTCGTATCTTTGTAAAGGTTACTAAAACAAAAACACTAGCAGCATATGGACAGATAGTAGATGTACTATTTGGTAACAATAAGTTTCCTTTATCTGTAAATCCTACAGTACTACCTGATGGTGTTGCTGAGTCTGTACATATAAACATAGACCCTAGAGTAGAAGCAGGACAGGCTGCTATTAGTGCAGCTATGGGATCACCAGCGCCAAAGCCCTATCTAATAGATGGTGACACAGAGTTAAAACCTGGTGAAACACTTATGGATCTACAGGCTAGGCTAGGTGGCATGGAAGAGAAACTAGCACCTGTGTCTGAGAAGATTATAGAGGGTGATGGTACTACAGCCACGACAGTTACATTTCATCCTTCTATGGTTGCAGCTAAGAAGATGGAGAAGAAGATCCATGATCAGCTACAGGAAAGCGGAGCTACTACACACCTAAGAAGTATGGCATTTGAAATGGCACTACTTGGTACAGGTGTTATGAAGGGTGCGTTTGCTGTAGATAAAGAGTATCCTAACTGGAACCAAGATGGTGAATATGAACCTATAGTAAAAACTGTTCCAGAATGTGACCACGTTTCTATATGGGATTTCTATCCTGACCCTGAAGCCAAAGACATGGATGAGGCAGAGTATGTTGTACAAAGACATAAGATGTCACGAACACAACTACGCAAACTAAAGACACGTCCTTTCTTTATGAATGACGGTGTCCAGCTTGCTATAGACAAAGGCCCAGACTACGTGCAGAAGTACTGGGAAATGACTATGGAAGACGATGATACACAACCAACATCAGAGCGTTGGGAAGTATTAGAGTTCTGGGGTTTTGTTGATACTAAGTTATTAGAAGAGCATGGCGTAGAAATACCTAGTGAACTAAAAGACTTAGATGAAGTTAACTGTAACGTATGGGTATGTAACGATGAAGTACTACGATTTGTACTAAACCCATTTAAGCCTACACGTATTCCATACTACGCTGTACCTTATGAGCATAACCCATACTCCTTCTTTGGCGTTGGTATTGCTGAGAACATGGATGATACACAGACATTGATGAATGGCTTTATGAGAATGGCTATTGACAATGCTGCAATGTCTGGTAATCTTATTATAGAAGTAGACGAGACTAACTTAGTTCCCGGTCAAGACCTATCTGTATATCCTGGAAAGATATTCAGGAGACAGGGTGGCGCTCCAGGACAAGCTATATTTGGTACAAAGTTTCCAAACGTGGCACAAGAGAACATGCAACTATTTGATAAAGCGAGGGTATTAGCTGATGAGTCTACAGGGTTCCCATCTTTTGCACATGGTCAAACAGGAGTTCAAGGAGTTGGGCGTACTGCTTCTGGAATCTCTATGCTTATGTCTGCTGCTAACGGTAGTATCCGTACCGTTGTTAAGAATGTTGATGACTATCTAATTAGACCACTAGGCAAAGCATTCTTTGCATTTAACATGCAGTTTGACTTTGATGAAGATATAAAAGGTGACTTAGAAGTACATGCTTCAGGTACAGAGAGTTTAATGGCTAACGAAGTACGTAGCCAACGCTTGATGCAGTTCTTACAAGTAGCACAGAATCCAGTACTTGCACCTTTTGCTAAGATGGACTATATCATTAGAGAGATTGCTAAGAGTATGGACTTAGATCCTGACAAGGTAACTAACTCTATGGGTGACGCAGCTATACAGGCTGAAATACTAAAAGGATTTCAAGCACCTGCTCCACAACCAGCAGGACCAGAAGGTCAAGGTGTACAGGATGTAGCAGATACTTCAGGAGGTGGAGGATCACAAATAGGTATGGGTACAGCACCATTACCAGATGAACAAGGATTTACAGGTAATGCACCTCAAGCAGTTGGTTAATGATAAAGAATGCTACGAACAATTACAAGAACACATAGATAATTTAATAAGTATGCGACAACGTGCATTAGAAACAGCTAATGAAACTACTGTTGTATATAGGCAGCAGGGTGCTATAGATGTACTTAGAAAGTTAAAGCTATTGAGGGAGACAGTAAATGGCACTTGAAGAACAGATGGCAATGAATTTTGGTGATGTGCCAGATAATACAATAGGTATAGATCCTGTCTCAGGTAATGAAATACCAATGGGTTCTACAGCAGAGAATGTGAGAGATGATATACCAGCTAACCTTAGTGAAGGTGAAATTGTTGTAGCTGCTGACGTGGTAAATTACTGGGGTGTAAAACTATTTGAAGACCTAAGAGCGCAAGCTAAAATGGGTTACCAAGAGATGTCACAAGATGGAAGAATGGGTGGTGAACCTATGGAGGATGCAACTAGTGGTATTGGTATAGAAATATCATTAGAAGATTTAGATGTGGTAGAGGATGATGGTACTGAAGACGCTTTCTTAGGTAAGTTTTTTGCAGGTATAAGAGATGCTAACAAAAAAGCAAGAGAAGAAAGAGATAAACAAAAAGTTAGAAACATATTTAAAAATGCTGCAGACAAAGACAAGGATACTAAAACAAAAAACCAAACTAATGTTGAAAAAATGATGGCGGCATTTAGGGATGATAGTGATCAGAAAAAACCTAAAAGACCTACACTAAAAGAAAAACCCCCTACTTCAGATGATGCTGCTGGTCCTTCCATAGCTGAACAAATAAACTTTGGTGGAGACTATGGTAATACTACTCCTAAGAAAAAAGCAGGTAATGTATCAGGTGCATACAAAGCAAGACAGACACAACCAAACAATGAAACACAAAACATTAGATACTATGATAAAGGCTTTGTAGAAAGACTTTTAGATGGTTTAGGTTTTGATGAGGGTGGTCTTGCAGTAGAAGACATCGAAGTAGAAGAAGAAGAGAAGCCTAGAAAAGTCTATGAGAAAAAGGGTGGCTTTGATATGAGGCAAGCCACAAGAGTAGCAGATGTACAAATATATACATTTGAAAATGCAGATGGACACAGAATACACATAACATACATAGATGGTATACCTCAATCAGAAATACCCCCTGGCTATGTACAAGTAGGCGATCCTGTTAATGTTAATACAGGAGATGGTGAAGACATTCCTACTGAACCTACAGAAGGTACTGGTGAAGAAACACAACCTACAACACCTGAAACAGGTACATCAGGAGGCGGTGGCAGTAGTAATGAGGGCGGCTCTGACACTCCAAGCCCAGAAAACTTTAATTACAAAGAACTTACTATTGCAGAATTAAAAGATTTAGTAGATGAGATGTCTTCTATGGGTACTGCATTAGTAAAACTTAATCCTATAACAAAGTTAGCTGTTGGCTTTTCTCACAGTCAAACAAGAAAAGAAATAGAAAGAAGGATAAATGATCCAAGTATTTCTGAAGTAGATAAGATGAGATTGCAACAGTTACTTGAACTGGCTAATAGAGATCAACCAGGTGCATTAAGAAGAATATTTGATAAAGCTACAGGTAATACATTAACAACAGCAGCAGGTCAGATACCTGATCCAAAAATACCTGATGTAGATTACAATGATCCTACTGAAGCATATACTCCTGATGCACAGACATCAAGTAGTTACAAGGCTCCAAATCCTACAAAAACAGCAGCAGAGATAATACAAGATCAAATTGATATTAAACGTATTCAAGATGAAATGGAGTCTCAGCCACGTCCAGAAGAACCAAATCCTTTTGAGGGTTCTACTTACGATGAAGTATCACAGGTAGCAACAGGATCAGATCCTGAACCTAGCTATACTGTTAATACACCTACAATAAGAGATGATTCTAGAAAAGAAAGAGATGCTCAACGTAGAAGGGACAGACAGGAGTCTAATAAAAATATAACAGGATCAACTGCCAGAAAAACAGATGTGGCAAGCAGTGCAACAAGAGGACTCAGCACCACTGAGAAAAAAGGTGGAGGAGGACTGGATAGCAGGTTTGGCATATCAGGACTAGAAAA